CAATTTGCAGGCTGTTTCTTACATCTGCTAATGTCGTATAAACATTAGTAGGTTGCTGACTTTGTGCAAGCGTAGGTCTACTCATTTACTCCTCTTCTCCAATTTAGGCAACATTGCTTTTTCCATCTTAGGTAAAGCAGTTGCAGTTTCCTTCTTGATTCTAAAAATCTTTTTAATCTTATTCATAAATTCCTTTTCTAAAAAGAGTGGACCCAAATGCGGGGTTCATCCAGGCCCACTCTCCCTTAGATTACTCTAAGTATTGCACAGAATTAACTATGCAAACTTTAGAATGTAGGTGTTACAAGACCAGTTCCTGAGATCTTTGAGAATGCTGCAGGGTAACGGCCAGCAGTTGCTGCTGCGTATCCGTATACGACTGACTTAATTGTCAAAGAACCAGCACCTGTTGCATCAAAGTTCAATGCAAATGGTGATCCAGCCTGCTCCCAAAGATGGAATTCTGGTGCAGTTACGCAATAGATTTCATCTTCGTTAGTGCCAGCACCTGCTGTTGTTGTAACATTCGCATCTGCAACGATTGGTAGACCCATCAATGAGTAACCTGAGTTACCGTAGAATGCCTGACCTGAACCTGTTGCGTATGCGTTCATTGGACCATTTAGTGTTGGAACTACCAATGGACGACCTGACAAATCTACTGCTGAGAGTAGGAATGCAAGGCGACGAGGATGCATGATCCAGTGTGTAGGATTCATGTATGCACCAGTCTGAATCTTCTGGTAAGCATCTGCCAACTTTGGATATAGTTCAGCAACTGTTGGTGAAGCATCTGTGTATGTTACAGATCCAATTCCAACTGTGTTTGAAAGACCAAGGATAGAACCTGATGTTCCATCTCCATTTAGGATCTGGTTGTCAAGTGTTGTATGCCATCCACGGATAAGGTCCTGGATGATGAATGCATCAATACCAGTTCCACGCTCAATCGCCTGCTTTGAGATATCTTGCTGACCTGCGATTGTACGAACATTCACAGTCAATAGTGTATCGTCAGCGTTTGTCTCTGAGATAGCATCGTTTTCAGCAGCCTGAACTGCAGTTGATGTACCAGTAGTCATGCGAGAGATATTTAGAGTCATACCTGCTGGAGGCAAGACCATCTTGTTTGTTGCGAAGTCTGCTGTTGGGCGACCTGCACGAGCAAGAGGTGCTGCAAGATCAACGAGGTACTGTGGGATTACGAGACCAGCAAAGTTGCCAGTTCCTACATCACGACGCTCAATCTCTTCTTCACGAGTGTGACGAGCAAGACGCTCTTGTGCTGCATAGTCATTGCTGAACTTTGCTGCGAATGCATCCTTTACGAATGATGTTGATGATTCTGGTGTGTATGTACGAGCCTCAGATGTTACTCGTGCTCCGCCAACCTTTGGCATTGCAACTTCAGCAACTGCTGAGCGAGCCTCTGATGCCTTAGCATCTGCTGCTGCCTGTGCAGTCAACTTTTCAATCTTTGAATCAAGTGAGCGTGACTCTTCAACAAGTGTATCAACCTTTGCTGCTTCGTCTTCTGTAAGGTCTGTACGGTTCTCTGCAGCAACTGCCTCAAGAACTGCGTCCAACTCTACCTTAACTGCATCACGGCGTTCAATTACTTTGTCTAAATAAGACATTTGTTGTTCTCCTTTGTGAGTATTTTTAAGTTGAGGTGGTGGTTATGGATTTCACGACGCTTACGGGTGTGAGCCTAACTCCGACTTCAGTCCTATCGTTTAGGATAGGAATATTATTTTATTGTGTTTCTCTTTGCTTGTGCTAAGCGTAGAGACATTGATCTTGGTAGATTATCTGGTAGGAAGTTTAGAACTGATGGATGATCTCCAACAATCTTTGCACCTTGTCCAGGAACATCTACTACATCAATGATGTTTGAAGAATTTTCTAATTCTTGGTCTTCAACTTCTTCTAATGGAGACTCAGACTCTTCTTCTTCGCCTTCTACTCCATTGTTACCAAGTAGTGCACCCATGACTTCTACAGCCTTCATGACATATTCATGACCTTCTGTTAAGTCTCCAAAGATGCTCTCTAATACTAATAATGAGTCGCCACTTACTTCTCTGCCCTCTTTTATTTCAGCAATGGCTCTCTTAATGGCTTCTCTTGCTTCTACTGAGGTTGCTGGGTATGCTGGATATGTGACGATTGATACATCACCATCAGCAAGGCTGACCTCTGTTAGGCTTCTTTCTGTACGGTCATCATTCCACTTTTGGCGAATAACACGGAAAGCAAAAGACATTTGATCAACATCACCACGAGATACAAGTGTATATAGATCTCTTGCTTCTTGTGTGTTTGCTAACTCTGCTTCAAAGTATAGTCCTTTATCGTCTTCATACAATCTCATGGTACCGTTTTTGGTTCTGGCCATAGGTAATCCTTCGTGGTTAACCAATAGACGAACATCTGGTGTCTCAGATAGTGTCTTTCTGAATGCTCCTGGAGCAATCTTCTCAATAAAAGGTAGTGGCACAGATGGCTCGTTGAATACTGCAGCATAGCCTGCCATACGCATAGTACCGTCATCTGCCTGTCTTGTTTCTATGTTTCTGACCGTAAAGGTACGGCGTTCAGTCTTCTTCATCTTGCTCCTTGCTTTATCTTCATTATTTAAGTTATCAATTTGGCGTTGTGCCCAGTTTTGAGCAGCATCATCAAAGTCTGCATTTCCACCCCAAAGCAACCAAGCAACTAAACCTGCTCCTGGATATTCTGGATCTGATGAGTCACTATTCTTTGGTGCTTGCCCATCTGCTTTGTGACGAGCAAACCAGGGAGCCATCTTTCTTACTTTATTATCAGAGATACGACCTGCTGCCATTTCTCTTGCTTCTCTTTTAGTACCTTCAGTAAGCCCATCGCCACCAAAACCTTCTGCCAAATAGTCTAATCCTCTTTGAGCATTGTTCTTGATAAACTCTGGAACATTTTCTATTGGCATTATCCCTTGACCTCATCACTGTAAACAGCATTAGGATCTTCTGGATCAATGAGAGCAACCTGCTGCAACTGTGCAGAAGGAAGACCAGTGTGAGACAGTTCTGAAATCTCCAGCATCTTAGCCACATCATCTGGGTTGTAACCAGCCTGAACAAGGATAGAAGCAATTTCAGCCTTCAACTTATCTCCAACAAGTGGTGCTTGATTAGCATCAATGTTCTGGAGAGGAAGTCTGTATTGATCTCCAGCCTCACCAAGTGATGATAAGTCTTCATAGTTGCGTACATCGTTTAGTGACAAGAAGCCTTCTCTTAGTCCCTTTGTGTATGCATCAAAACGCTCAATTGTAGTACCACGCAAAAGTGCATCAAGGTTAAATCTAATAAATCCATCTGCTTCAGGAAGCAATGGAGACAGTGCTTGTTCCAAACGCTCAAGCAATGGACGCAATGAGTGTTGTACAAATGAAAGGTTCTGTGCTTCAACAGATGCATAAGACATAGCACCTTGTGAAGGATGACCTAAGAGGCTTAGTGGGACACGGAAGATTCTTGCAATGTCTTCCACATTGAAGCGTCTTACTTCTATGAGTTGTGCGTCTGCAGCATTTAGTTGAAGTGGCTTAAATGCAGCACCACCAGAAAGAATACCAACTTTACCAGACATATATGGTCCAGAGTGTGATTCTTGCCAGTTACGAGCAATATCTCCTGCTTGTTCTGCGTTTAATTCTCCTGCAACTTCAATAACTCCACCAGGATTTGATGCGTTACCAAAATATGAAGCAGCATATGTGTCAGATGCTTGTGCAATACCAACAGACATACGGCAAGCACCAATTGGGCTTAATCCATAATATGATCCTGGCATTCTAAATAGTGGAATATGTAGAAGTTCTTTGCTTGTTAAAATCTTATCAAAGATGCCTTTTTCTGTATCCTTGACTCTGTAAATAAGTGGCTCACCTGGAGCAAGTCTTTCAATTCTAATCTCATTTGGGTTTAATACATATAGTTCTGTTACTTCATCATTATCATCTCGTACCGTC